CCGGCATCCGATCATCGTGGTATCGGTCATGCCGGAGAACCGGAACCCGTCCAGGGTCGCGGTGGACACCTGCACGTTGTCCATGTACCAGGAGTACGGGTGCCCGGACCCGTTGCTGACCGACTGCACACCCCGGTCCGTGACCTGGTCGATGCTGACGTTGTGCAGGACGACCCCGTGGACGAGACCGGTCCCGACAACTCCGCTGGTCGTCCCCGGAAGGACACTCCCGTCCAGCGTAACGTCCTTGATCCGCTGGCCCTCGGACGTGGTCAGGTAACCGCCAGTGGCAGCGTCCACCATCGACAGGATGGCAGCCCCGGAGAAACTGGCCAGGGGCTTGATCCGGGATGTCTGAATGTTGGTACCGCGCATCGCGTAGCTGCCTTGCAGCGTGACGTACGGCGGAATGACCAGCGGAGCCGAAGTGCGGTACGACCCCGGAGGCAGAAAGACCGTTTTGCCCTGCGGGGCCGTGGCGGAGTCGGTGTAAGCCGCGTCCAGAGCGGCCTGGATCGCCGTGGTGTCGTCCGTGGTGTTGTCGCCCAGGGCCCCGTACGCGGCGTCGGTGACGCTGACGATGTTGCCGATCTGCGCTTGCAGACTGGCCAGCGCAGCGTTGAGGTCTGCGCCCCAGGGGTCCTGACCGATGGTGGGAAGAGTGATCATCGCTTAGCCTCCATCGCCGTAGGGGCCTGAGCCGTACGGGCCGAATCCGTACCCGTCCGGGATCGGAACGGGTGTTGCTGTGCAGTCCGCCACGCCCAGCCAGGTCAGACCCGTGTTGGCCAGATCCTGGCTTGTCTCGTACCGCTCCGCCACGATGCACCAGTTGGAGCACACCGTTCCCTGGCCGGCCGCTGCAGGCGAGGGCTGGTCCACCTGCACCAGCGGCACCGACCACAGCCGGAACGGCACCCGCTGGTCGTTGGACCCGGTGTAGTTCTCCGCCAGGTCCCCCGGCTGCCAGTACGCGTCGGGCCAGCCGTACAGCGGGTCGAGCTGGAGCAGCAGCGGACCGCCTGCGGTGAACAGATCGTAGACGGAGTCCACCGCGTCCAGGTTGCGGGTGAGGAAGGCGACGGAGGAGACGATGCCCTTGCGCCGGGCCCAGATGTCCGCCGGTTTCTCCCGGTCCAGGACTCCGATCAGGTTCGCGTCCGAGGCCCGGGTCTTGTTGCCGAGCTGGATCAGGGACACGTCGGTGGCGTCGGTACACGGAGTGGACTGCGGGCACAGGTCCACCCGGACGTTCGCCCACGGCCGCGCCGGGTCCTTGAACCAGTTGAAAGTTGTAACAATCGTCACCGTGTTGGAGGTGACCGAGTTGCCCAGCGGGCTCAGTCCGTCCACGTCTTCGTACGCCCGGTAGTGGACGGCCGTGTTCAGCGGGGCCTCGGTGTCGATGAGGAAGTAGTCCAGCGTGACCGGGAACGCAACGAACCGGTACCCGCCCCGAACGATGTGCTCCGTCCCGTCCGGCTCCACCCGCACCACGGTGAAGGAGTTCTCCACCGAGACGCTGCTGAAGTCGATGACCAGCTCGACTTCCGCGTTGTCGTTGTCGGCGGTCGCCACCAGGGTGCTCATCAGGTCCTCACCCCCTGCGCGAGCTGGCGCGCCACGGTCGCGTTGTTGTCGTCGATCAGCACTTGCACATGATCATTGATCACCTTGTTCCCGATCATCACCGTGACACGCGGGGCGGACGTGTTCACGCTCACGTTCGGGGCCGCGGCCTGCGCGGTGACCGTCTGGGCGGTACGGGTGGAGGACAGCAGGGATGCAACACCCTGCCCGGCCGAGACGGGCGCAGCGGCGCCGGAGACCAGCCGGCCGGCCGCGCTGGCCACCAGCGACTGGTTGGCCCGGATACCCGCGGCGAAGTCGGAGGCGAACGCGTGGCCGGAATACAGCGTCCAGCCCTTGCCGGACAGCGGTCCCACCTTGGCGGGTGAGGACCCGAAGAAGTCCCGGGCTTTTTGCACTACGGACTTCGCCGCGCTGCCGACGGACCCCAGCATGGACTTGATACCGCTGATGAACCCGGAGATCAGGGACCGGCCGGAGTTGTACAGCAGCGAGCCCACGTTGCCCAGCGCCCCGGTGATACGGCCCTTGAGTCCGCTGACCGTACGCACCACGTCCCCGATCGCGTCGGAGACCGCGGTGCGCACCCGGTTGAAGGCGGTGGACGTGGCGGAGGCGATCGAGTTCCACGCCCCCACCAGCGTGCTGCGGATCCGTCCGACGGCTCCGGACAGGAACGCCCCCAGCCCGGTGAACAGGGACATGATCCGGTTGACCAGGTCGGGGATGATGCTGTGCCCCACCAGCGTGTCGTACAGGTACCGGAAGATGCCGATGATCGTGTCGACGGCCTTACGGACCAGGCCGCCCACGCTGCTCACCGTGGTGGCGATCTGGTTCCAGATCCCGGTGAACAGGGACCCAAGGCCCCGCAGCGCCCCGGAGAAGTCCCCGGAGAACAGTGCGACCAGGGTGTTGATCACCGGAATGACGATGTTCGTGATGACCCCGGCCAGCACCCCCACCAGGACAGCGGCCACCGACGCGATCAGGCTGACCCACTGGGACATGATCGGAAGCACGAAGGAAACGGCCTGGGCCAGCAGTCCGATCACTGGCAGCAGCGCGGTGGTGAGACCGAGCATCGCGGTGGACACCTGGACGATGGACGGCAGCAACTGGACGAACAGGTCCGCCAGCACGGGAAGAATCTGGGCGATCAACGGCGTGAGCTGGGGGGCTACCCCTGCGACCGCCGACACGAACGCGGTGAAGGTCGGCAGGAGCTGAACGATCAGGTCGGACAGCACCGGCAGGAGCTGGGCCGTGAGCTGGGTGAACACGTCCAGCAGCGGAAAAATGACCGGGGTCAGCGATGTGATCGCGGGGACCAGGGCGCTCACGAAGGCGTCCCCGAGCTGGACGATCAGCGGAGCCGCGTCGGTGAACGCCTGGGTGATCGTGTCCAGGACCGGGAGCAGCGGGGGGAGCAGGGACGCGATCAGGTCCCCGAGGATCGGGAGCAGCGGGGCGAACGCGACGACCATCGCGCCGATGGCCTGGGCGGTTCCCTCAAGGACCGGACCGAGACCGGTGATGATCGGGGTGAGCCCGGCGCCCAGCGCCTGCACCAGGGTCTGTACGGGCCCGGCCAGGGCCACGAACACCGGCCCGAGGACGCCGATCACCTGGCCCAGCAGCGGGCCCACTGTGTCCGCCACCACGCCCATGGTCTGCACCAGGGCGCCTATCGCGTCCTGGAACCCCTTGGTCGCGGTGGCGTCCTGCAACGTCTGGGTGATGGACGTGAGCACCTGGAACAGCCCCGCCCCGCCCGTGGACGCCGCCCCCAGGACGTTCTTCAGGATCCCGAAGACGTTCCCCGCGATGTCCCCCAGCCCGGACAGGACATCGATCGCGGTGTTGATCGCGTCTTCCAGACCGCCCGAGGCGAACGCCTTGCTCAGCTTGTCCGAGATCGACGTAGCGGCGCCGGCCGCGGCCTGGGTGATCCGGTCGAACGCCGGGGCCGCTGCGGTGGCGAGCTGGCCCAGCCCGGTGACGACCAGCGCCGGGATCCCGGACAGGTTCGTCAGCCCGGTATTGGCCCCGGCCAGCGCCTTGCCCAGGGTGCCGTCCGTGGCGAGCTGGGCTGCTGCCCCTGCTGTGCTCAGGGCGACCTTGTTGAGGATCCCGGACGTGGCGGTCAGGTTGGTCTGGAGCACCGGCAGGACGGACGTGGACAGCTTCGTCAGTTCGGCGGACAGCCCGGTGAAGAGCTGCTGCTGAATGCTCTGCTGGAAGTCGGTGAACGCGGGTACCAGGGACTTCACCGTGAGGGCGAACTCCCTGGCGGACGGAGCCAGCTTGTCCAGACCTGCCTGGAACTTCTTGGCCCCCGCCGCGCTGGTGTCGAAAGCAGCAGTCACCGTGTCCTGCACGCCGATCATGCCGAGCTTGATGGTCTGGGTGGCCTGGGTGACCGCCAGCAGCGCCGGTACGGCCACGGCTCCGGCCGGGGCGATCTGCCCCAGCGCCGTGGCCACGGATGCGATCAGGGGCAGCGCTGTGCCCGCCGCTGCGCCGATGCTGCCGACACTCAGGGCGGTCTTGCCCAGGATCCCTGCCAGCGGGCCCAGGGACACGCCCAGGCCCCGCAGAGACAGGCCGAAACGGTCCGTGTCCCGGGATGTGCTCTCCAGCGAGCGGGAGATCTGCTGGCCCTCCGCGACGAACCGGCCCCGGATGTCGTGCAGGCGGTTGTTCGCGTCCCGGCTGAACTCTCGCAGCGCGAGCTGCGCCGGGGTGGTGTCCATATCGACTTCGATATGGGCTTCGCCGATCTGCTCGCTCACAGGCTCACCCCCATCGCCTTGAGGAAGGAGTCCGACGCGTCTTCCTCATCGGTCCACCACCACGGTGCCTTCGGGTCACGCTGCTTCACACGCTTCGGGCCGGAGCCGGGCACCGCCCAGCCGGCCACGGACAGCATGCTGTCCAGGACCTTCCGCGCGTCCTCCGCGCTCTGGCCCTCGTGTACCCGCACCCGCTGGAGCATCTCCGCGTAGACCAGGTTCAGGAACCGGTCGGCGGGGAGGTAGGCGAAGTCGGTGCCGGAAGCTGCGGAACGTCCGTCGAGTTCGTGCCAGATACCGGGCTGACCGGCCCACCGGCAGAGTTCGAGGACGGCTGTGTAGGGCGCAGCCCGTACTTCTCCAGCAACCAGATCATGACCTCGCTGGCCTGCTCCAGCTCGATGGGGTTCTCCAGATCCCCCAGCCGCTTGGCCACCGCCGCGGCGGAGTCGGGGAGCAGCACCAGCCCGAGCGCGTCCAGGATCGCGTCCACCTGCGCCCCGACCGGCATGGCGCCGATCGTCTCGAAGCGGGTCGCGAACTCCGTCAGCGTCTTACCGGGCAGCGCCCGCGCCGCTTCGAACAGGTCTCCGTCGATGCGGAACCTGATCCGCTCGTGCTGCCGGGTGAAGTCCTTCACCCCGTCGTCTGTGGACCCGGTCAGCGGGCCCGTGCTCTCGCTCATGGGGCCACCGTAGGGGACTGAGGGAGCGATCTTGACCGGGCTGGATTCCGTCACGGTCGGTGAGGGTGTGGGGTTCGGGTTCGGCGGTGTGGGGTGTGGATTCCGTTGCCCACACTCCGGCATTTGCGGACACACCTGGGTACACCCGTACGTATGGAAGGACAAACAGGGCGGAATCGTTCCCTCCGGTGTGAGAATGGGTGTGGAGTGTGACTTTCTCCCTTCTAGGCCATGCGTTTGTGAGTGAAGAGAAGTTGATCAAGGATTTTAAGATCATTTAGAATGCTCAGTCACAGAGGCATGGCCTAGAAGGGCCGTTCCCCACACTCCTCACTCTGAAAACACTCCCGCAGGTCGGTGCGGGCCCGGCCCTCCGTTACGCTCCGTTACTGGTTTCCGGGCCAGATCCGTGGTTTACTTAAATGAACCCGACCCGACGGAGGAACGATGACGAAACCCACGGCCCTCACAGCGGCCGAACTCACCGACCGGATCGCGGAACAGGTGGTCTGGGCCATGCATGCCCGGGACCGCATCCTGGGGGACCTGTCCGACGCCGGCTACGTGGTCCGGGACAACCTGACCGGCCAGATCAGCGGACTGCGCTGGACCCTGTGCCTGCTCAAGGGCTGGAACCCGGCGCGTGAGTCCGCCCATGAAGGCCAGGCGGACCGCTTCGTCCGTGTCTGGCACAACCTCCCGGGCCACTGCACCGAGCCGGGGTGCGGGCCGTGGTAGGGGTCCTGCTGGGCGTCTGGCCGGGAATCGGCCTCGGTGTGGGAGTCGTCTGGGTCGGGACGTGCTGGGTCGCTCACCGGATCAGAGTGCGGCGCGCAGGGCCTCGATGAGGAAGTTGTTCGGACGCGTGCCGGGGTGCGAGACGTACCGCGCGTACACGACCCGGCCCCCGATCTCGAACCGCAGGACGCCCCCGGTGCGCTTCGGCCGGATGATGTGGGGCCGGGTCCCGTTCACCACGTAGATGGTCGCGGGGTGGGTGGACGTGATCGTTCCCACCGGCCCGTCGTGGGTGTAGCGCAGGGACGTACGGATGCCGTTGCCCATGGACCCCGGTGCGAGGCGCTGTGCGGCCGTCTGCACGCGTTCCACGCGGCGCCTGAGACTCCGGTCCACCGCACCCCCGGGAAGCCGTAGGAGACGCGCTACACGGCTCTGTTCGAGCCGGAACGAGGTGGACACGTTGAAGGACATGTCAGTTCCTCGGCAGACCGACCAGGAACCGCAGCTCGTTACCGACGCATCCGCCGGTCGGACCCTGCGCGGTGAGCGGGTTGAGAAAGAAGTCGATGATCTCCCGGTCCGCCTTCATCTCGCACAGCTTGGCCGAGACCGCCTTCAGCAGCCCGTAGGCATCGGTCAGGATCTCCTGGGCCGATGCGTCCAGGTCGGCAATCGTCGGGACCAGCGTCTGGTCATCCGGGTTGGGGGCGCAGCGGATGAGCTGCACCACGACCTCTGCGACCTCCCACGCCGCGTCACAGGCTCCGACGCGGGCCGTGAGCGGCTGCGGGAAGGCGTCGGAGAGGTAGATGCGGGCCACGGACAGGGCCAGCAGCCCGCAGTCGCAGGCGTCCCAGGCGATCGCCCCGGGCACGACGCTGGACCGGTCCGGAGGGTTCGCCGCGATCTCGGCATCGATCGCCAGACGGACGGTCTCCGCCACGGTGTACCACTTCAGCGGTCCGGTGATGAGCGGCATCAGGTGGGCCGCCTGACCGGTGGCCGGTCGGGGCTCACGATCCGGGCCTTCTGACGGATCCCGTACGGGTTCCAGGTGGCCAGGAACATGTCCACCAGGTACAGCCCTGTGCGGCCCTGTCGGAACAGCTCCCCCACGTCCGGATACTGGATCGTCACGCCCTGGCGGACCAGTTGCTGGAGTCCCGCCGGCAGCTTGCAGTCGCCCCCGGTCGCAGCCCGCAGGATCTCGCAGACCAGCGCGCCCATGGCGAACGCTGCGCCCTCGGGGACCGCCTCGCCGTACGTGGCCGTGACGGACCAGGTGTCCGCCTCGGTGTCGTCCTTGGACAGGTCGTTGCAGCGGGGCCAGACCCCGCCGTCGGTGCGGACCACGATCCGGTTGTTGTCCAGGCGGTACCCGCCTGTCACCATCGGTTCGCCGTCGATCTTGATCTCGATGATCTCGTTCACCGGGGCGGGGAGGATGAACTCGCTCACCATGCTGCACGAGCAGGACCCGGAGCAGCCCCCGCACACCAGGTTGAACCACAGCCCCCCGATCAGCGCCGGGGTGGGCCAGGAGTTGGCGAACCACGATGGCCCGAAATCGTCGTACATGCGTCCGCTGTAGCAGTCCTGACGGCACGGGCGCAGCGTCACGGTGCACAGCCCGAACCGCATGCCGGTCAGTGCCCACAGCACCTCGGTCGCGGTCGCCACAGCGGCCCCGGTCAGCGGAGCCGTCTCCGCCGTGACCTCGCACAGCCATTCGACGGGCCACGTGGCGCAGGGACCGAAATCGGCTCCGCTGTTGCTGCCGGTGGCGGTCACCGGGTTGATGACGGGCATCAGGTACCTTCCCGGTCAGGCGTCGGAGGGACTGTCGTTGGGCCAGGTGTGATCGTCCACGATCGCCTGGGTGTGGACCAGGTGGTCCCCGATGTGGGCCCCCTCTTCGCCCCAGTGGACGCACCGCAGTTCCCGGGGCTCCCCGTTCACGATCAGCGTGTCGGTCGCGGGGCAGCGGGCACGGGCCACGTGGTCACCTCCGGGGTCATACGGCGAACCAGCCCCAGGCGGAGCCGTCGAACAGGGCCGACAGCCGCAGTATCGCACCCGAGGCGACTACCACGCTGGTGGCGCCGGGCAGCGCCATGGCCGTGATGGTCTGCGCGGATCCGGTCGCCACGGTCAGCACGTCGGACCCCGTGTTGTGGAAGACGTACGTCACCGGGTTGAAGTCGGCCCCGGCTGCGGGCAGCGTGGCGGTGAAGGCGCCCACGGCGTCCGTGTCGCAGATCAGGGCGCGGTCGATGGGGCGCGCGGTGAAGTTGGCGGTCAGACGCCTGATGGCCTTGGGTACCGCCCCGTTGACCAGCTCGACCCCGCAGGGCCCCGACGTGCTGACCCCGGACTCGGTGAACAGTCCGGTCAGCCGGACCAGGCCCAGGGCGAACTTCACCGCGTTGGCGCTGTTGCCGTCGATGTTCGGGGTGCTGGACTCGGTGGAGATGTTGGCGTAGATCGTGGGGCCCACGCCGGAGGATCCGGGACCGATGATGTACAGCTCGTGAACGCACGCCTCGATCGACGCCGAGACCACTTCCATGGCGTGCACGGACCCCACGGACCCGAAGTACGTACCGACCGGGCACAGCGCCGCCCAGCAGTACAGGATCATCAGCCGGAGCATGACCCCGTGCTCGGTGAAGGCCAGCGCGTACGTGTACCCGCCCCCGCAGCTCACATTCTCCGCTATGCAGTGATCATTGTTGCCCGGCGCCGGCATCAGCGCACCGAAACTGAGACCGGTTCCGAACACGCCGGGGGAGCTGTAATCGGTGCTCGGGCTGGCCACGGTCCCGGCCGTGCCGTACCCCACATTCGCCACGTGCGCGTTGGCGCAGCCGTAGAAGTTGAAGGCGCCGTACGTGAGCCCGAAGGCGCTGTGGGCGGTGAGGATGGCCAGGTTCTTCAGCACCGCCTGGGTGTTGCTGTACACCGCTCCGACGCCGTACCCGCTGCCCTCGTTGGGGCCGCAGATCACGCCGGGGTTGCCAGCCGCGTTGATGCTGGTGATTTGGGCCGCGGTGGACGCGTACACGCCGAAGGAGATCAGGCAGGACCCGGCGAACTGGGGGACGGTCTGCTGCCAGTGGCGGACGGCCGCGGCCCCGTCGCTCTCGCCCCGGAACTCAAGGATCCGCTTCACGCCGGTCGTGGGCTGCGGGCCGAAGACGACCTGGCCGTTCCCGCTCTTGGACGTGTTCAGGGCTCCGGCCACGATGAAGGGCTGCGGGGGTATGTAGACCTGCGCATAGGTGTGCGTGAGCAGGTACGCCTCTGCCGCGTCGGTCGCGGCCTGGATCGCGGCCTGGTTGTCCGTACCCCAGACCACCACCGCGTTGGCCAGCGCCCCGCCCGAGGCGTTGCTGAAGGACAGCGTGAGCTGGGTGGAGCTGGTGCGGACCAGCACGGTGCCGGATGCGGTGGTGACCCCGTTGACCCCGGCACCCTTCACCGAGATGGCCTTGCCCACGATCCCGACGGGGAAGTTCGCGGTGGCGCTGGTGAGCACAGCCGATCCGTTGCTCATCACCCCGTCCCCGACCACCTGCGCATCCCCCACGGCGCCGTAGGCGGGGTCGGTGATGTCGAACACCCACTCCGGCGTGACGGACTCCGGGGCTGCCCACGCCGCGGCTGCGGCCCCGGTGGCGGTGAGCACGTCGCCCACGTTGGGCGTACCCGACAGCACCACTCCGTCGATCGCTGCCACGGACGGATCCGGGTACGTGCCGGCCAGGTCCCCGCCGGCGGGGCCGGTGGGCCCGGACGAACCGGTGACCGGGGGCACGGTGATCTCAAAGGATTCGGTGTCCAGGTGCAGCCAGTACGTGCCTTCCTCGATCCAGAAGGTGAGGAAGGCGTTCGCATCGGTGACCGTGGGGTTGGCCACCGGTACGGTGCCGCCCGCGTCGGCCCACAGCGGGGCGAAGGTGTTCGTGTCGTGCAGGAAGACCCTGGACACCACCCCCGGCGCCAGCGCGCCGGAGGGGAACCAGAACTTCTGGGAGTACAGGGCCAGTGCCATGCCGCGCCCTTCGGGTCAGGTCACGGCGTGAGCGTGGTGGAGTCGCAGGCGGCGTCCGGCGGGGGCGTGGTGGTGACGTTCCAGATCCAGTGCCGCTGCGGGGACAGGACGGCTGTATCCCCCAGCCAGGGCGCGCCCACGTCTTCCAGCCAGTTGACGCCGTGCGCCTGTGTCTCGGACACGGTCTGGAAGGTGCTCTTGTCGTTCTCGACCGTGTAGTCACCGTGCTGGGTGTTGCCCACGTTCGGCCAGGCGTTGTAGATGAACCTCTGGTTGCCCGAGCTGTCGCAGGCACCGGATCCGGCCACTTCCTGCCAGATCTCCAGAGAGAACCGGTTGTCGTCCCCGCCCTCACCGAAGGCGAAGCCGGTCCCGGTCACGGGGGTTCCGTCCCCCAGTACCTGGGCGTCGATCACGTACGCGGCGAGCAGAGCGTTGACCTCGCACCAGTCGACGGTCAGCTCTTCGCGCTTGAAGATCGGCTTGTCCTTCTGGTTGATACACGCGTCGCCTGCGGCGTTGCGCTGGAAGAACTCGGTGCCGTCCTCGTACTGCGGGCTCATCACAGCCTGGATGAACCCGTCGCTGGTGATGACCAGCCCGGAGTCCCCGGTGACCGGGACACCGCACACGTCCACGGCCACGATGCGCAGGTGCGTCCCTTTGATGGGAGCTGCACAGGTGGATGCTGCCATGTCAACTCCTTATACGGTGGGGACGCCCAGGTCCATGAGCGCTGCCAGCAGGCAGCAGGGGAAACCGAACACGTACGTGCGCTCAGCGATCATCTGCACGGTGTTCTCGGCCCGGTCGAAACTCTCGTTGCGCCGGGTGGCGAATACCTCGCCCCGGTATCCGAACACCGGTCCGGTCGCGTAGATCCACGCCTGGCCCTCCGGCGGGTCGTCCCCGGCCGGGGAGGTACCCGGGAACATCCCGCTCACCACGACCTTGTGCCCGGACGGGGTGTACAGCGTCCCGTTCCGGTCTTCCAGTACGCGTAGCGCTATGAAGGTGGGGAGGGCGAAACGCGGGATGTAGAAGGTCCCCAGGCCGCCGTAGCACTGGTCGAGCTGGTGACCGAGCTGTCCGAACGCCACGGCCGGGTCAAGGGTGACGATGTCCGATCCCGAAGCGGCGATCGTGGCCACAGGCTGGAGCACGATCCCGTGTTCGTCCACCACCTCGGTATCAGCGGCTAGGTGCGGGAACACCACAGTCTGACCACCGGCCGCGCCGGTCCAGAACGACAGCTCCGTCTGTGAGTCCTCGGTCCGGGCCAGCGCCTCGGTCGCCAGCGCGTTGATTGCTGCTTCGTCCCCGAGGCCGACCGGGGAGCAGTCGAACTCCGCGAACACCGTGAACGGAGTGGCGCCCCGGAACTCCTGAAGAACGTTGTCCGTCTTGGCCGGAGGCTCCGGTACAGCTCCCCCGTCCGAGCCGGTGACGATGACGCATTCGTCGTAGGTGCTGTCACCGGCCGGGCAGCGGTCGATCCAGGTGACCCCCGCCTGCCAGTGGGCCGGGGCGGGAAGGTGCTCCGCCACGTCCCACAGGCTGTACGGCAGCGGGGTGAACGCGGGTGGGTTGACGATGGGGCGGGCACTGGCCACGGGCGTTCACCTCCCTTCTGCGGTCACTTGGCTGTGATGAGGACAGCGAGCGTGCTGGCCCCCGTGGAAGCGGCCCACAGCTCGTAACCGGCCGGAAGAACGAATGACTGGTTCTGGCTGGCTACGAACTGCGAGGACAGGGACCCACTGGCGTACCCGACCTTCGTGGACCCGTTGCTCGACGTGAGAACGGCAGTCCGGTTGAACTCCGCCGCGTCGGCGATCTTTACCGCAGTCGTTGTCAGGCTTACGTCTGCACTGGTGAAGGCTGCCATTGCGTGCCCTTTCCCTTGGTCGGACTACGGGATCAGACGCGAGCCGCGTCGGCCAGAAGTGCGCCGGTCGAACCCTTCACGTTGAAGCCGACGGAGTACTGCCGGGAGGCGTGGCCCACCATGGCGATCAGGTGGCACTCCTCGGACCAGGCTGCGGTGTAGTCGTTCTCCGCGTTCAGCACGCTGTCCCGGATGACGCCCAGGTCCAGGGTCATGCCCTGTCCGTGGAGGAAGGTACCCGCCGCGAAGATCATGAAATTGACCGTCGTCGGCCAGGCCACCAGGCCGGTCGCGTTGCCGAACTGGCCGGAGCCGCGCACCTGCCAGTCGCTGACCCACTGGACGCGGACGTTGCGTGCGGTGAAGAACGAGGTGATCTCCGCGTCCGCGACCGCCTGCCAGGCGTCCACCCCCGCCTTCCAGGCCAGGTCTGCGCGCAGCACGTCCCTCACCCAGTACGGGAGGACGACCTCCAGCACGTCATCGGTGCACATGCCGTAACGGGCTCGGTAGTCGGTCGCTGCCAGGCTCACAGCGTCGTAGATGCGGGGCGCGGCGGAGTCGGTGACGGTTCCGCCGATGGCGGTGGCAGCGCCGGAGGCCGCGACCATGAGCGCGATCAGGCGGGCGTTGATGGCCCGCTCGTGCGCGGCCATGAGGAGCTGGAGGGTGTTCTGGGTGGCCTCGGGGTACGCGTCGTTCGTGAGGTTGCCTGCGGTGAGGCAGATGCCGTAGCAGTCCAGGCGCTCTTCGTCGAACGTGGGGCAGGGGACCCGCATGCACGGCTTGTTCGGCGAGCCGGTGACGGTCGCTTCGTCGTCCGCCTCGGTCCACAGCCACGGCACGGAGGCGTTGGAGAAGGTGACCGCGAACCCGCCGAAGGCGTTGGACCCGACCGCGTCCGCGAGCGAGGGGGAGACCGGGAACTGGATTCCGCCGCGGGTGATGCCCACGGTCGGCAGGTCGATCAGCCCGTCGGAGCACGCGATGTTGAAGAAGTCGTAGCGGATCTCCGACGGGGCGCACCAGCCACCACCGGCCACCAGGGCTTCGGCCATCTCGGGCCGGGTCAGGTGCTTGATGAGTTGCCCGACCTTGGAGAACGACGTGTTGTTGTCCACCGTGTGCTCGAACTGATTCTTGATCGTGGCCACGATGTGGCCCTGCTCGGTGGAACCGGTGCGGCTGATCGGGATGGCGCGGGACTTCTTGGAGAACGCGTCCCCCAGGTCGTCCATGCTGACGATGTCGGCGCCGGCAGCCTTGCCGGGGATGTCGATCGACGCGGTGACCGCGAGCCGGGGGGTTACCTCGCCCTGGGTCTGCGGGGCGACTGCGGCGGTGGCGGACAGGGACGCGGTGGCCCGGGTGACCTGGCCCTGGAACCTGCTGCCCATCATGTCCGCGAGTGCTGCGGTGACACCCTGCGCGGTGGCGCGTGCGATCGCGTCGGTGTCCACGGCAGCGGCGACGGGGGCCGCGGGCTCTGCGGGGGCGACGGGGCCGTTGACGCGGGCCGCAATGGCCGCCATCTGGTCCGCGTTGCGGATCCGGGCCTGCTCCGCGAGCCGGGCAGCGGTGGCCTGCTTGCCTTCCAGCTCGGCAGCGATGCGGTCCAGGTCGTCCGCGACGTGTCCGGCGTAGGCGATGCGCTGCTGCGCGGACTCCGCGGTGACCTCGCCCGGGTCTTCGGCGTTGAGCCGGTTGACCTCCGCCATGCCCTGCTCTTGCAGAGCGGTCAGGTCGGCAACGCTCATGAGCGTCAGATCCGACGGGGCGGAGAACAGTTCGTCACGGGCCATGTTCGGTCCCCTCGTGGCCGGATCGTCAGCGCTCAGGCGCTACTCAGGGTCAAGTTAGCACCCGCCACAGGGGACAGCAAAGATCAATATGTTTCGTCGAATCGGTTAAATATAATGGTCAGGGACGTGGAACAGCCCCGTGGGCCTGATCGGGTCCCATCACTTTAAGTAATCTAAGCGATGGGGTTACAGGACCGGGATGCTCCATGGTTTAATTAAACCAACGTTACCCCCGATTGAGGAGCCCTCGTGCCGAACCGCCTTGACGCCGCGATCACCGACGAAGAACGTGCCTGGGCACAGAATGTTCTGGACGAAGGGGTCGACACCAACGTCCACCTGTTGTCGTACTGCCGGTTCGTGATCGGTCCGGCAGAGGGAGCCTCCCCGGTTCGAAACGAACGGGGCGGAATCGTCGGCTACTCCCTGCGGGAGACCGCAGAGGAGATCGGAAGGTTGTCCGCGAAAGAAGCTGGGCACCTGACCGCAGCGGAATCGTCCACCGACCCTGAGATCGAGGGGGCCCACCGGGCAGCGGCCCAGGCATACCGGCTGGCCAGGTTGGTCCGGGAAACGGACGCCGCCTATGCGGCTCAGTCCTTCGAACTGGGCGCGGTTGGGTGGGAGAACCTGATGTCTCCCGCTCTGAGTCTGGTGTACATGGGGAAGTCCCAGGGCATGTGGCCTCATCAGCGTGCAGAGAAAGACGCCCAGGAAGCCGACGCCTGCGCAGACCGGCTGATGGAGCTGGGCCGTAAGGCCCTCGCCGACCGGAGGCACCGCGAGAACGTGACCCGACTCGCGAAGAACGCTACGGACACGGAACTGGCGGAAGAGATCGGGAAGGCCAAGGACTCCGACACCGCAGCCTTTCTGATCCTGATCAAGGAACGGGGCGTTCGCGACAGGAAGCTGCAGGCTTCCCGCACGAAGAGCCAGAAAGCCCCGGCTTCGGATGCTCCGTTCACCGAGGACGAAGAGAAACTGCTGTGCAACACCGCCCGGCAGACGAAAGAGATGCATGTGGACAAGTTGACGCAGCTCCGGGGCGTTCCCGTGGTCACACGCGGGGACCAGCTAAAGCATGAAGCTGTGCACCGGGAGATGATCCGGCGCGGACTCTAGGGGCGTGGAACAGCCCCCGTGGACCCAGTTCCCGGGGGCTGTCGTTGTGACGGTACGTGGTCAGGTGGTCGGAGGCGGGGGAGCGACCACCGGCTTGGCCTTCCGCTTGCCGCATGCGCACATGGGTTCCGTCACCTCCCCTCGGTGAACCGGGCGAGGGTCTGATCCATGATCAGCTTGTACGCCCTGGCGATGTCCATGCCCTCAGGATGCCAGACGGGAGCGGTCGCCCCCGCCGCTACCAGCGCCATCGGCTGGCCTCCGGCCACGCGCGCCCGGGTCCGCAGGTCCGATTCGAGGAACCCGGCCGTGTTCACCCCGAGCAGCGCCACCAGGCGCAGCTTCCCGCCGATGTTGCGCCAGTCCCCGCTGACCCGGCCCGCTGCCCGCAGGGCGAACACCGCAGACGGATCGGCGCCGGGCCGGATCTGCCCGGCCAGCCAGATCCCGTGCTTGTCGTTGCCGACCGCCACATCGGCCACCGCGGTGCCGGTGTTGTCGTAGTGCTCCGCTGCCGGGCGCGCCCCGACGTACAGCGACGCGTGGCCGGTTCCGATCGTGATCTGCCCGACCGCGGCCCGGGACCCGTCGGAGCACACCACCTCACCGGTCATGTAGTGGTCGTGCGTGTCCTCGCGCGGGGCGGTGACGCACTGCCCGTCGTAGCCGATGTGGCAGGCGTTCCACGGCGCGATATGCCCGTACAGGTACCCGTCGTCCGTGATGACCACCCCGGTGTACCCGGCCAGCTTCGGGTCCGCGAACCGGGACGGGTGCGGCCGGAAGTCCGCCATCTCCGCCATGGCCCCTGCCGTGACCGCGTCGTCGGCCGCGAACGGCGCCGGGACCTTCCCCGCGTCCTTCAGGTGAGCGGCCACGTGGTTGTACACCCCGCGCTCATCCGCCGTCGGGATCGTGGTGCCCCCGCGCCCGCCGTGCAGGACCGCGATCGTGGCGGAGCAGGCTGCCAGGTTGGCCGGGCCGGCGGAGCCGTCCGCGTTGACCTCGTGGTGGATGAACTTGCACCCGGTCTTCGGGATCTTGCCCGCGTCCACCGCGCTGTCGTCGGTCCACGCGTACGCGGCGCGCGCCTGAGCCAGCGTGAGCGGGGAGGGAAGCCTCTTCTCGTTCATCCCGGCGTCCCAGGACGCATCGGAAGTTGCCGTGTGGTGGACCGCCACGGCCGCGAACGTGTACGGCTCGCCCCCGGCCACCACGGCGCCGTTGTCGTCGGTGAGCGCCACGTACGCCTCGGCGAATGCGGGGATGTCCACCAGCGTGGCAGCCCGGATCCGCCCCGCATGGAAGATCATCTTCTCGGGCGGAGGACCTCCGAACAGCGCGGCCAGCGGATCGTCCTCCATCACGGCCCCGTCGCTCTCGGGCCAGACCAGTTCCACGTCCGCATCGGTGATGGAGTCCGCGTCGATGGAGACGCCCCGCAGGAACTTGCCCTTGATCAGGTCGTACGCGGTCTGCCCGTCCGGCACCGCCAGGTTCAGCACCCCGGAACCCATGATCTTGGACCCGTCGCGCCAGATCTTGTCGATCCGGCCCACGTTCACCGCCACGGTGTGCGGCTCACCCCCGTGGCTGTCCTCCTTGTTCCAGCGCAGCGGGACCGGCAGGTCCGCCCACGTGAGCGCGTCCGGGGCGAACTCCCGGCCGTCCCCAGTGACGATCCCCTCCACCGCCAGCGGCCCGGTCCAGGGAGCGGTGGATCCGTCCTCCGCAGCGGGTCCCAGTTCCGCCCCGTAGACGTTCTGCGCCGCGTAGTCCATGGACTCCGGAGGCATGTCGCCGCTGTCCATCTGGTCCACCGCCTGCGCCGCTTCCTCGGGCGTGGCGTAGCAGCCGCACAGGCTGTCATCCATGGTGTTGACGACCGCGACCGGGGTGTCCCCCGAGCACTCGGGCCGGTCCTGGGTCACTTCGTAGGCCATGCTCACTCCCTTGTCCACGGCTGCCGAAGCGGTCGCACCAGCCGGCTGGTTCCACACGGTAACGATCGTCCCCCGGCACCGCGATCCGCCCAGGCACCGCCTGTACCCGCCGGACGGGTACGCGGCGAAGGCGGTCGCCAGGCTCGCGTACTCCGTGCCGTCGATGTCCCGGCACGGCTTGCAGGAGTTCCGGTCCAGCACCTCGCTGGCGAAGTACCGGCCTGTTGGAGCGACCGCGAGAACGGTGCGCCTGCCTTCGGCCTGGGCCTGGGTCACGGCCCCGCCCACGGATTCGCGGGGCTGGGCGTCGGTCAGGTCGTCCAGATGCTGCTGGACCCCGGCCGTCACCGCGCCCGGCGCGTTGCCGTGGCCGAACAGGCGCAGCGCCGTGCGCACGGCGCTCTGGACCAGGGACGTGGCCATGAGCCGGGCGGTGACCCGGGCCACCTGGTCCAGCAGGTCCCGGCCCGCTGCAGCGGTGACCGTGTCGGAGGTCAGGGACCAGTCCGGGACCGTGACCCCCTGCGCCTCGGCTTCCTTCTGCTGCGCCTCCGCTGCCTGCTGCGCTGCCTTGAGCAGCGCCGGGGCCAGCACCTCGTACGCGGCCTGTTCGTCCACCGTGACGGAGTCCAGGGCGCTCAGGTCGTCCGCCTTCGCGGCGACGGACACCTGCCCCACGATGTCCGCCTGCTGGGCCTTGAACACCGGCTCCAGATCCTTCAGCACCGCGTCCACGGCCGCTTCCCAGGTGGACTGCATCCGCTCGAAGTCGGTGTGCGCGGCCAGCTCGGTGGAGGTGAGGTTCCGGCGCAGCGGGGCTGTGGCAGCGGTCAGCGCACCGGACAGCGGGATGTCCGTGTAGTCGGAGCCGAAGGCGACCCGGACCCGGTCGAACTCCACCGGGCCCAGCCGCTTCTGGAGTTCCTTGGCCAGGGACAGGTCCGAGGTGTACGCCATGCAGATGTGAGGTGCCCAGGGGGTGTGCTGGGAGGGCACCGGGAACATGTCCAGGGCATCCGCCACCGTGGCGCGTACCGACTCAAGCGTCATGCCGTTCTCGGGACGGTCTTCCGCAGGCACGTCCCCGACCCCGAGTACCCAGCAGGGATCCTCACCGTTGCCGTTCCAGTGATTGGTCCCGAAGACGTTCCCGGTCACTGTGGCCGGATTACGGCCGATCGCGTCCAGGACCCGGTTGGTCATCGCCGACTTGTCCCCGTCGCTGAACACGGACATGTCCGGTCCGAGGTAGAACAGCGTGACGCGCAGATCGGCAGCGGTCTCGCCCCCGGCCAGCTTGAGCCGCGTGGCGTCGGCCGCAGTCGGCATGAGGGCGATCATGCCTCCGCTCAGGTGCTCTCCGTCCGCCAGCTCAACCGTGCGATGGCCGTGCGCGTGCTGGACGTGGCGCCCCCGGAGGTGGAACGGGAGCGGCGTCACAGGGTCACGCTCCGGGTGACCCTGTGACCGGACACATCCTTGTGCGGGGCCCGGTCACCGACCCGGAACCGGCCGAACGCGTCCAGGGTGCATTCGTACAGCCCCGGCGTCCCGGGGTAGGCCATGGACTTCAGGGACAGCGCGCCCTGGGTGAACGGGCAGGAGTACGTGTGCTGGTCGCACGCTGCCGGGTGCAGCAGTTCCCACCCGGCCATCCCGAACCGGACCGCGTGCACAGCACGAGCCTGCCGGATGAGCCGCTCTGCGCGCGCCTGCGCGACCAGCCCCACGTCGGGCACCGGGGCCGCTTCGTTCCCGTTGGGCGGTCCGGTAACGGGCACGGGAACCGGTGCGGCTTCCGGTGCTGGCTCCGGCGCCGGGGACGCGGCCACGGAAGGAGTCTCCAGCGTTGCCCCGGTCAGTTCCCGCAGCGCGGTCAGGGCGGCGTCCGGGAGCGTACGCAGGACCAGCTTCAGCGCCTGGTCCAGCAGGTCCGCGCCGGTCGGCTTGTCCGCTTCGTCGAACCCGGTCTCCCGGCGCAGTGCGTCACCGGACAGCTCCTGCCGGTCGTACAGCAGCACCGCGTCGTCGCTGCGGTCCGGGCGCATGGTCAGCTCGGACATGTCGTACCAGACCACGAACCGGCCCGTGTCCTGCTCCCCGCCCGCTGCCAGCCGGGGCTGGAGATAGGCCGTGGTGACCGCGTTCGCGATGAGTTCGGCGTCCGGGGCGATCGTGGTCTTCAGAGCGCCTTCCTCGATCTGCCAGGCACCCCAGTGGTTCACGTCACCCATTCCGAGCAGCACTTCGGCCGGGATGTTCACCTGGGTGGCCAGCCGCTTGATCGCACTGTCCCGCTTCTCAATGATCTTCTCGTCGATCTTGAGCGTGAAGTCCAGGTGCGAATCAGCGACCGTCTTGATCCACTCACCGGGCATCTGCATCAGCAGCGGGATCACAGCGGACGCGGTGCCCGGCTCCGCGATCGCCAGCCGCGCCAACTCCACGATCTCCGCCATGATCGGGTTGGGCATGTCGGCGAACTCCTCCCGTACGGGGAAGTCCACCTCGTTGGGCAGGAACCAGATACCGGCGGAGGCCAGGCGGCTCAGGTACTGCGCCAGGATGTGCCGGTTGACCAGCTCCAGTTCCCGCATCGTCGCCCGCGCGGAACGGGAGCTGGAGTCCGCCAGGTGGTACCAGCGCTTGTGCGGGCGCCACACCCGGAACACGTGGCCCCCGACCACGTCGCGCCACTGGTCGGAGTTGGGCGCGTTCTCGTCCTTGACCTGCCACTGCTTGTGCCGGGCCTGGACTTCGTCCACCGACCGCACCGACCAGCGCTCCGCGCCCTGCCGGGTCTCCCCGACCAGGTACCCCTCACCCGGCACCGCGAGCTGCACCGCCAGGCTGGCCATGAGGGCGGTCTGCCCGGCCACTCCGCCGGCGAGCTTGTTCATCACGTCCACGGCCGGGTGGTTGTCGTCCAGCCGCACCGGTTCGTCCTGGCCGGGCACCAGCTCGGCCGCGTACAGGCGGACGCGGGACAGCATCGCGGACAGCCAGGACACCGCGTAGTTGAACTCGCCCAGGGTGTCGTAGTACCGCCAGACCTCCTGCTGCCACGTCTCGGTGGTACGCAGCAGATCGGAGCGCGGGGCGTCCACCTCCACCGCGGCCGATGTCAGCGCCTGCGGGGCGTGCGCCCGCTGGTACGCGGCTGTGATCTCCGCACGCGGGAGCTGGGGGGTACGTCCCAGACCGAACGTCCACCACGGCATGAGGCGCCTCCCGAATCGCTGCGACGGTCTCACTGTAGCCAGCGAAGCGGAGGCGGACAGCCCGAGACCCCCGGGACTTGGGGATCTCCGGGGGTCTCTCAGGGGGTTTCAGCCACCCTAGTTAAGCATAATCGTGCTGAGCCATCAAGGCCCCGAGCGCCCACGAACCGAGCCACATCAGGACCGGCACGGGCAGTCCGGCAATGAGCCACGTCCCGCCCGTCACACCGGCCGACAGCCAGCCGCTGGTGCACCACGGGCAGCTCATCAGCTCGGAGAAGAACAGCGGGATCCACGGGGTGCGGTCGTTCCACCGCTGCCGCTCCCCGCCCAGGTCCGACCAGTCCCAGGACACCTTCGAGCCCGGGGTGAGCAGCGCTCCCCGCAGCTCGTTCGTCTCCGCCAGCGTCAGCGGTCGCCACCCGCCCACGACCCGGTCACGGAGCCACAGCACGGGCGGGAAGTCCAGGTCCACGACCAGCTTGGTCAGGATGAAGGTGGCCAGCGACATGACCGCCAACAGGAACCAGGGGTTGTTCATGCGTCCTCCGTCGTCTCACTTCGTTCGGTCAGTTCCCGCATGGGGACCGGGGCGCGGTGGCGCCCACGGCGGTACAGGGGCTGCTTGGCGTACCCGAGCAGCCAGCCCCAGCGCTTGCCCTTGTTCTGCTCCAGCCAGCGGGACGCGGCGTAGTAGACGGTGCCGAAGACCAGCACCAGCCCCGCTTCCACCGACTGTTCGTCCAGGTGCAGTCCCCACCGCGCGGCAGCCGCGCAGATGAAGCCGACCAGGTACGGGATGAAGGTCCGCCACAGGGACAGGAGCAGGGTGTATCGCGCGTCGCTCACGTGCGTCTCTTTCCGTCGTTCATGCACGTGAGCGTACCGGTTTAACGAACCCGCACCCCGCCGATGTTCTGCTGCGCGGCCTGCGCCCCGGACGACCCCCGGCCGGACCCGGTGAGGTGCGCGAGTTTCAGTTGCCAGGTGGTCCAGACCATGGCGTCCAGACGGTCAGGGGACCAGCCGATTTCCGGGTGCCAGGTCGAAAGCTGCTGCTCCAGCTCGGGGAACACCCCCGCGTGGTGCCAGCGCCCCTGTGCGGTCAGTGCGCTGACCGGCTCCGCCCGGACCCTCTTCCCGCGTGTCGCGTTCATCTGCCGTATCGGGATATCCACCCCGAGCGCGTCGGCTGCTGTCCGGATCACGGACACGGCCATGGCAGCTCCGTAGTTGATCTCCACCGCGATGTCGTCCGCTTCCCAGTCGATCGCCGCCTGGACCGCACGCCGGCCCCATCCGTCCGGGGGCAGGTGGCAGGTGCGGTCATCGAGCACGTATCCGTGCGCCTGGGGCCGTCCTCCGTTGCCCGGCAGTACGAGACCTGACTTGCCCGCCACGACGATGCCCTGTTCGCCACGGCCTCCGGACGGGTCCACACCGACGGTGATCTTCACCAAGTCGGGGACCGCGTCAGGCCGTACCCGCGCCGCGTCGATCATGTCCCGCGTCCACAGGGCATTCTCATCCTCAGCGATCAGCTCCCCGTACAGTTCCTGGCGCCCGAGCTGGGTTCCCGCGTACGTCTCTTCCAGCGCTGCCTTGATGTCGGCAGAGATGTGGGGGTTGTCCCGGTAGCTGGCGTGCGTCAGCGCGACGTTCGCGATCGACCGGTTGTGCAGGCGCTCGATCAGCGGCCGGGGCTTGGGTGTGGTGGACGCCACCCAGTGTGGCCGGGGCCCGGTCCGCAGACCGAACCGCATGTGGTCCCAGCACTCGTCAAGCTGGCGCCACGCGGCCAATTCTTCTAGCCACGCACAGCAACGATTGCCACCGGAGCGTAGTCGTTCCACGTCATCGGGGGTGTGAGCACCGAACAATTTGGCCTCTGAGCCGTTCGGCCACTTCACTGACAGCCCTCCGGCCCCGTTCACCAGGCGAGCGGTCGGGTCGTGCACGCGCAGTCCCGAGGGGCCGTTGACACAAGAGGTGACCGCGTCACCAAGGGTGGGCCCGATGATCCCGATCCAGTGCGGGATGGGGCCGGGCAGGCACGGCGGTCCCTTGACGTGGTCGGCGATGTACGCCGCGCACGCGTCCGTCTTCCCCGCCATTCTGCCGGCCAGCAGCAGCCACCCGTACCAGTCCCCCGGGGGCGGGACCTGGTGGGGCAGCGGGGTCCACTTCGGGGACGCGAACCGCGCGGCGAGGGCTGCTGCTGCTGCACGCCCCACGGCTGCGCGGTCGGTCTCGGTCATGGGTTGAGTGTGCCCGACTCAACGACGACGCTGCGCCCGGCGCCGGGCCACGGGCTGCGGCCCGGCGTCCCCGTACCCCGGCGTACCCGAGCTGTTGCGGCCATGATGGTTCCAGGTCCAGGTCCGTTCCGGCAGGTGCACGATCGTGGCGCCGGCAGCCACACAGCCCAGGGTAAAGGCCCAGTCCTCTCCGCCCCGCTCCCACCCGGGCGGGTTGGAGAATCCCACCAGCCGGGCCAACCCGGTACGTACCAGGATCGTGACCGGGACCTGGTGCGGGTCCGCGTCGTCCCACGGACGGCCGAAGAACATCGGGAACGGATCGGAGCCACCGACCACCCGGAACCAGGGGTACACGTAGTCCGCCCCCGTCTCGCTCGCGCAGGCCATCAGGGCTTCGATGT